TAGCGTGGATGGTTGCCATTTTCATGCCACCATCAATTTTAAATATAATAGATTCATCTCCTGCCATGTAAATAGAGGTAGCAGCAACCGCTGTAGGGTTTGCTCCAAACTCAATAAATACAGGACCAGTGGTTGTTACTCTTACATATTCAATAGCAGCATTAAAAGCCGATGTTTGTGCCGAAGTTCCGCTTGTCGTTCTTGTGTGATTTGCTATAACTCTATAGCCACCTAGCCAATTTGCCATGCTTATCTCCTAATTACGAATGTTACTAATAGTTTTTTAGCTCCAGTAGAACCACCATCTGTAATCATCTCGATTGTTCCATCTTCTTCAACTCTATTAGCTGCTGTAGGTTCTGCTGAATCAACAGTACCTGCTGCCGAGCCTGAGTGTGCAACTGTAATGCCACCACCTGTTACAGCAGTACCACCAATTTCGAAAGTAATTGCAGCGTTTCCACCGCTTATAGCTCCTTGTAGTGCAGTAATAATTTTAATAATCCTGCCACCATCAGGTACAGCTATAAATGTGCTTGATGCAGTAGAAATATCCTCTATCTCTCCTGATATAAAATAATCATTTAATGTTCTCATTAAATTTCTCCAATATTAATAACCCTCGTTCCGAAGCGATACTGTTCTTCAAGGTCATTATTAATGTATCTAAGTGGGGGCGGTAAGTATGAATGAAGCCGCCCCCTTTAGTCTAACTATAGGGTTAGATTAAATTTCTTATGAAGTTGTTAAGTCTGCGATAGTCGCTGAACTTGCTTCATTTTTAGCACACAGGGTCCACTCTGCTAAGAGCAATCTTTTCATTGCATCCCCTGTTTTTGCTAGTTCTTGTGTTTCAAAAGGTCTTAGGTAATGTGTAGCGAACATTTCTGTATCTACTAATAAAGCACTTCTTCCTGAAGAACGAAGCACCCTATCAGCAACTACTTTAACTTCACCAAAGTCTGAAACATAAACATCAATAGTTGCAACTAAGCTCCTATCTTCTGCCATGTCCATTCTTGTTGAGTTACCAGTAAAACCTGATATTTTTTGTTTATTGAAAGAACCTACCAATAATAGGTCAGGGTCTCCACCAGCATCAAAACAGTTTTTCATTTCTGTTTTGAGAATAGTTTCAGTTAAAACTCTTTGAGTTCCATCTGTAACATCGCCTGATGAGTTTGAACCACCTGCACCATAAGCATTGTTAGTAGTAGTCCAAGATTCAAAACCTCTTGAAGTACGAGCCGAAGCTCCGTTACCACTACCAGCACCTGCATCAACTTTACCAGTTAAAGCAAGCTCCATGTCTCTTTTTAGTTCTTTACCAGCTTTAGCTATTTGATAAGCTAATTCTGAGTTTACGCCTGCATGAACTACTGTTTCTTGCGTTCCTGAGACCATAACAGGTTTGTATGAAATCTGTGTATAGTTGAGAACACGAGAAGTTGCAGATAATGCAGCACTAGGAGAATCATCTCCTTCTTTTTGAGCGTTAGCTCCAGCAGCCGCAAGAGAATCAGTTTGCCATTCGTGTTTAGTGAATGATGCAGTTCCTTGACCGATACTTGACATAAATGGAGTATCAGTTGGAGTAATATTATAAATAATATTCTGCAAATCTTCTCTGTTACCTACTGCATCGTAAGTTTCAAATGTATTTGTTAATTGTGCCATTTTAATTACACCTTGTGTTTAAAAGTTAGTATTTAAGATAAAAACCCTTCAAGCAATTTGGCAGCATCATCTACCTTGCCTGTGCGTTTTAATCTTGCTCGTTGTTGCTTTACTTTCTCACCATCTACTTCGCCTCTAGTAACGCCTGCACCAGGTTTAGTTACTTTGGGAACAACTTTAGCTTTCTTCTTAGAAATTTTAGCATTTTTAAGATTTTCATAAAGCATAGCGTTATGTAAAACTTCTACAGACCTTGCATCAATTAAGGCATCTACTTCTTCCTCAAGGAATCCTTTGTTCATGGCAAAGTTCTTTATAGCTGCTTTGAGCTTTGGACCTTTGTCAGGATGGACTAAATCAGGAAGTCTTTGTGCTATAACTTCTTGCTGTCTGCCAAGTTCTTCTTGCCACTTAGCTTGTGTGTCTTGTTGTTGTTTGTAAGTTTCTCTTTGCTGTTCTTCAGCAATCGTTCTTTTACTGTCTTGTAGTTCCCTATATTGGTCACGCTTTAAGGCGTATTCCATAGGGTCATCTTCCTTGAGTTTAGTCCAATCTACATTCTTAAACTCATCGAGTTTAGTGTCTGCATCTAGGCTAACTTGTTCAAGTTGAGAAATGTATCGCTGTCTTTCTTGTTGAGTGGCTGCTAACTCTTGGTCAGCCAATTGCCTTTGTTCTGCCAATACTTGACTTTTTCTTGTGTAATCAGCTTGTCTGCTATAACCAGCTTGAAGCTCCTCAAGGCTGACCTCTACATTTTGACCATCAACTTTGACAGTATATGATTGAGGTTCTTGAGTCTCTTCTGTTTGATTATCCTCAACTAAGTCATCAACAGTTAATCCATCAGGATTTTCTGTTGGTTCTTCAACTGATTCGGCATTTTCCATTGCCTGTTCAGAAGTATTTTCCTCTACTTCTGTTTGTTCTTCTTCCTCTACAGGTTGTTCCGAAGCTGGAGCCTGTAATTGTGAAAGGAGAACCTCCTGTGCTGATGCAACATCAGTTACAGGAATTCCTTTGTGTGTGCTTTCTTTGGTTGGAATATTATCTTGTGGTGTTGTTTTGTTAGGTATTTTAGCCATTAGCTTTCTCCTGTCTTTCTTTTTCTAATAATTTTCCATTTTCCATAGTGTTTATTAAAACTTGTTTATGTTTTAAAGCCGCAATTTGCTGGTGATACAATGTTTCTCTTAAATCCTTTTCTTCAGGTTTGGTTGAAATCCATTGTTGATAACCTTCGTTCAATATTACATTAAAGGCTTTTGTCATAATAGGATGTTCTATAAGTTCTTTTGCTTGTTGTCCATCTCTAATATCTTCTTCTTTACTTGCCATTTTCTTCTCCTATTTGGTTGATTCTATCCACTAGATAAGTGGTTATAGTTTTTCTCCCAGCGAGATACCCATGAATATCATTCTTAGAGATTGATGTTTTCAAGTGTAACTCATTTACTGAAATGCGGTATTTCAACATTAACTGTTGTAAATCTGTGTTTGTCAAATCTGATTTGTCTGTTAGTCTAGCCAATTATGCTTTCTTCTTAGGTTTCTTTGCAGTTTTAGCGGCTCTTACAAATTGTTTGTCAGTCGGAGCTCCTTTTGCTCCTTTCTTCCTCATTTTCTCGCCTGAGCCAGCTTTAATTCTTTTTCTTTTTGCATGAATGTTTGCGTATAATCCTTTTTTAGCCATTATTTACCTACCTTTTTCATTGCTAGTTTATGTGCTTGTGTAAATGTTTTACCTTTATTCATTTCTTTACGCATAAAAGCCATATGCTTTGCAGTATGGTGTACTTTATGTTTATCAAGCGTAGCTTTTTGTCTTTTAGTTAACATTTGCCCTTGCCTTTCTTTTTGCCTTTCTTTGGTTTTTTATATCCGTACATTATAATAACCTCATTAGTTCTGTAAATTTATCTGTCATTAATATAAATATAACTAAAGCTCCCCAAATAACATATTTGAATCTAAAAACTTCTATCTTTACATCTCTAACATCTCTTTCAATGTGTTGCAAGTGGTTGTTTTTTATATCATTAATATCTTTTTTGATTAACTCTATTTCTATATTTAATTCGTTTAAATCTTTCATGCTAGTGGCAACCTTTTTCTTTTAGGGTAAGTGTTTAAAGCGATTGCTACTGCTTGTTTTTGTGATTTACCTTCCTTCTTTAAAATCTTAATTTTCTTAGAAACCACTTTGTTTCTTTCTATTTTGCCGTAGCCTGAATATTTTGGATAAGACATTATTTAGGTCCTATTCCAACTGGTCTATCTTGCACTGCCTCTAAAGCTAGTTCTGCTTCATTTAATGCAAGCTGCGATTGTTTTATTTTTAATTCTTCTTGTTTTAGGGCAAGGTCAATAGCTGCTAGATTTTGTTTTAGTTTTAAATCTTCTGCCTTAATTTGTGTATCAATTCTCATCTCTTCTGCTTGTAATTTAAGTTTTTCTATTTCAACCTGTGCTTTTTGATTAGCAATCTTTTCTTCAGGCGTTGGTTCAGGCGGTTGCGGTGGTGGCATTGTTTGTGGGTTAGATACAAACATATCTGCGTTTTTATAACCTGATTGAGCCACATATTCACTAACCGCATTGTATATGTTTTGCGGTGTAACTAACGAACCCATGCCTCCGTTTTGCACAAGTTGTTGTATAATCTGCATAATCCCTGTCATGGTTTGCATTTTGCTTTGCTGTGAGCCTGAGCCTATGCCTACATTAACAGTACAATTTAGTTTTTCTTTCCATCGAGAAACATCTATAGGTACAAATTTGTTGTTCAAATAAACTATTTTCTCTCTATCCTCGTATCTTTGTATAAGCTGATAGATACAATTAAAGACATCTTTAATCCCTGTTTCAGCAAATATACGAGCAATAAGCTCAATTCTTTGCATGGATGATTCTGTTGCTGCTGAAATTGCACCGCTAGTTACATGAGAGTTTAAGACATCAGGGTTCAGCCCTTGTGTCATCTTAGATACGCCTGACCTTTCTTCTCTTACTTGGTCCAAATATTTAACCATGTTAAAAGCATCACCTGTTATTTGCGGTGAAGGTAGAGGTGTTACAGCACCAGGTGCTCTCATCCTAACAATGCCGCCAGGTCTTGATGTTAGTAAGTCATCAAGTTCAACTTGCCCAGCTAACACAGCATAACGAGCATTGTTAGTTAAATACATATTGTCAAGAATATTTCTAACAATAGTGGATTTAATTAGCTGTATATCTTTTACTGTGTCTGCAACCGACATCCCATAAAACTTATGAGGTATCGGCAAGGGGCATATTGATGAGAAAGGAATGTAATCAATCTCAACATTGTCGAGAACGACATTCCCACCTTTAGTAATCTTTCTAAGTTCTGCTACTCCATCGCCATCGTAATCAAGATAAGTGTAACACTCATCTAGCCATACCTGTCTGCTCGCTCCTTCGCCCTCATCAGGGGGCACTGAATCATCATCGTAGCTAAATCTTGCCAATCTTTCTTCATTGTATTCGGCTTGCGACTGTGAATAAGTAGGTAAATCTTCTACTACTGCTTTGTCATAGCCCTCTAATATTAAATCGCTAACTGTTTTCTTTACCCTGTGGCAAATAAATTGAGCTGATTCAATATCTACCGCTCTTCTTGATATTAAAAACTCTTCAGGCGGTACTGATAAAACTCTGACTTGTCCGCCCTCTTTAGTCCTTTTTACCTTAACATCATGGCTTATAACTTCAGGGCTAACCATCATGCCGTTTTCATCAGTTTGTGCTTCTTGCACCATCTTTTCTGTGTGTTGTAAAACTTCTAATTCATCATTTGCTAATATAGATTGATACTCTATTTCAGTAAGTCCTGCGTAATTTTCTGTGCTGACCTCTGTTTTTTCTTCCCAATAATGTTTGATAATCCCTGTCTTGCTGATAAGAGCATCCTTAAAGGCATCATATAGCACCTTAAAGCCGTTATTTTGCTTGTTAAAGACATAATTGACATAGTCAGTAGCCTGTTGTGCCATCTCAATATCTTCAGGTCCTTGTGGCTCAAACTCTGCTGTGTTGTTATGCGTGGTAAATATACGCATAAGACTCGGCATGATATACTCAATCGTATCTCTGACATCGGTAGTTACAATCTCTGACCGACCATCAATCTCATTACCAAACTTTTCCCCAAGATAATACTTCATAGAGTCCTCTCTTTGACTAGAGAGTTCGCTATTCATGTGTCCTGTGGCTTGTTCAATTTCAGATGATAAATGCGAAGCTAGTTCGCTGTCGGTCATTTTATTACTTTTTTTTGCCATTGATTAGTAAGTTCTTTTAGGTTTTCTTTGTAAGTTAGATTTTCTTTGACCTGCTTTCATTTTCTTGTTAAAAGCTGCCATTTTACCTGTAGCTTTCTTTTCAGTAGTAGTAGCCACTTGTTTGTTAAAACGCATAGACCTTTTAACTGCTTTCTTTTTTGCTGCTGGTTTTGATTTAGTTGCAAAGTAAGTTGCAAGTGCTGCTCCTCCGCCTGCTACTGCTTTTCTAAAATTTTTGCTAGCTGCTAATCTTGCGATTAATGCTGGTATTGCCATTTCCTTCTCCTGTTATTTATTAAATTGATAACATTATTGCAATAATGAATCCAATAATGTGCCCTACCATGAATGATATTTTACCACCCATAACCTATACAATGGCTACATCAGGACCTAATCGCCCATCTTTGTGCCATTTTGATTTCTCAACATCTGCGTGTCTTACGCTCATTACGGCATAACGAGTTGCCGACATTAAGTCATCTCTTATTTTAACCACCTTGCCATCTTTTCGGTGATAGAGTCTAAACTCCTCAAACCAATCGTATAGGGTGTTAAATACTTTAAATCTGCCTTGTTCCATGCGTGTTAGCATGTCCATCAATCCTGCTTCTACAGAGTTTCCGCCTTTTTTCTCTCCAATCGCTGGTGGATTGGTAAAATGAAACGGCAACATATTGACATGAGCATCTCTGTATTGTTCTGCAAGAGTAATGCCTGAGCCTTTATCATGTTGATACCCATCGTGTGGAAAAGCTACTGGAATATAGTGCGAGCCCTCTCTTTCATTGATATGGCTTGCATGATAGTCAGGGGTTTGTTTAGACATTCGGTAACAATCATAGATATATACAATGTCCTCATCCCTATCCCATGCCACCCAAACAACTGCGGTTGGGTGGTCGTAGCCGAAATCAATAGCGGCTATGCGAGGAAAATGACTGGGTATTGCAAAAGGTTCACAAGTTAAACTGTCCTCAGATACAGGAAATACCAATCCTGAGCCAATCATTGGAATCCCTTTGCTTCTTAATTCTCTTTCATGCGGTGGTAAGGCTTGTAGGATTTGTTCTTTCATATCCTCTGTCAAATGCCCTGCATCTTCCCAACCAGCCGTTATGAGAGCCTGTAGGGGCTTTAAATCGGTTGTAAAGTTTTGTACCACCTCTGTCATGCCTGATTCAGGCGTAAAGGTCATATAGACCTGCCCTCGCCTATCGAGTGTTCTTGTAATACATTGGGAATAAATGTCTTGTCCTGGCTCCTCATCTAGCCAAACTAGGTCAATACTTTCTCCCATAAATTTTTCAGCCCCCATTTCATAGGCTTTGAAGGCAATCCTGGACCACCCTCCTGATGTATGCTTTACCAATACGGATGAATGAGCATTGGGAACACCAGGTTTCCTTGTGGTCTCACCTATAAGGTGTTTTGGAACGCTTCCTTTGCCTTTATCTCTTGGATTGTCAGGTTGTCCAAATAATTCTTTTTGACAGATATCTCGTGTGGTTTCATTACTGGCACCGCATACCCATGCTCTAATGGGTTCAATAAAGCGTTTCCCCTCCCACCAGTCAGGGTATAAGCCTGTTAGGTGCATAGACATCTCCATTGCTCCCACATAGGACTTGCCGACTCGGTTGGCTGCCATTAATAGTCTTTGGTTGGCTTGTTTACCTGCGGTGTGAAATCGTTTTTGAAATTCGTAGGGCTTGTAGTAATTGAGTTTGAACTCTACCTGCCGCTTTTTTAATGTTAATACAATCTCTTGTATTCTTTCTTTTTCTGACATAGTGTTGCCAATGTTTATCTTGCGTATCTAT